TTAAAAAAATAAAAATGGACAATTTAGAATTAAAGGCTCAGGAGTTGCTAGATGCAAACAAAGCCAAAACCTTAGATGAAGCAAAGAGCATCATCGCAAACGCAATCAGCGAAGCTACTAAAGCAGTTGATGCAAAGTTAGAAGATGCAGTTAAGTCTGCAAATGTTCGTATTGATGAAATGGACAAAGCATTGCTAGAAGCCAAATCAGAAAACAACAGAATCAAAATGGATGCTCAAAGTAAAGCGCCAGTATCATTCAATCAGGCATTCGCTACTGCAATGGATGAGAACTCTGATAACTTAGAGAAATTCAAAAGAAAAGAGATTAAGCAATTTGCAATGGAGTTGAAGACTGTTGGTGATATGTCATTGGCTAACATCACTGATCTTGCCGCTGCTAACGTACAGATGCTACCGGGAATCATTCCTGCTGCACCTAGAAAATTGCACATTCGTTCATTACTTCCAACTGGAGTTATGACCACTTCTGCAATTCACTACTTACAGGAAACAGGTTCCGAGGGATCAGTTGCTGCATGGGCAGATAATTCAGGTACTAAATCTCAAATTGATTATGATTTAACAGAAGAGGTTGCACCATCTGAGTTTATCGCAGGTTACTTACGTATCACTCGTAAGGCGCTAGATGATATCTCTGCAATGCGTTCTTATCTTCAATCACGTTTGCTTGAGCAGTATCTTGATGCAGAAGATAATCAGTTGCTTAATGGTAACGGAACTTCTCCAAACTTAGGTGGTTTGATTACTAATGCTGAGGCTTACTCAGGTTTCCGTACTATTCAGGTTGAGAAATTGGTTGATTCAATTGCACAAATTGATGGAAACAACCACTCTGCAAATGGTATTCTTTTAAGTCCTGAGCAGTATTATGCTCTATTGCTTACTAGAGGAACTACCAATGATTACACTTTGCCAGGACTAGGAACTGTAACATCTGTAAATGGTCAAATGTTTATCTCAGGTGTTCCGGTATTCAAATCTACTGCAATGAGTGATTCTAAATACCTTGTTGGAGATTGGGCAAAAGGTGCGCAGCTTTATGTTCGTGAGAATCCAATTGTTAGATTCTTCGAGGAAGATGGTACAAACGTTAGAGAAAACAAGATTACAGTTCGTGTTGAGGGTCGTGTTGCACTTCCTATCTACTATACTGATGCATTCGTGACTGGTTCACTTAATGCTAATCCAAGCTAGTTTTTTTGGTTAATAAGTGTGAAAAGCCTGTCATTAATTTGGCAGGTTTTTTTTATTTAATTATGTTATAAAAATAATTACCTTTGCGTATGTTCAAAGCCAACTTTATAGGTCAAGAAGGATTATACAAGCGCAAAGAATATGAGATCTGTATTGGCGTTATAAATGGATGGATTCATGTCCGTAGAAAGTGCGGAGCAGGTCGAGTAAATTACCCATCAATATTAGACTTCCTGAGAGATTGGGATAACATCCGTAAAATATGACAGATAAAAACATGGGTTGGCAATGCCATAATTGCTTAGTAGTTTATGCTCCAAGCGTAGAGAAATGCGAATGCTCTGTTCTGCCAAAAAAATATACTGGCAGCATATCTGGTTATTTCTGCGATGGATATATAAGTACATCTCCAAATGGAATATGTTCAAAATGTGCTTTACCTGAATGGAAACATTATAACTTAACCACTATATGAGAATATTCCACTTAGGTTTAATGGTCGCACCTGCGCCAAACGATTCAGCACGTAAAGCATTCTTAGCTAACTGCACAGATTACATTGAGTTAAGCACAGGCGATAAAGATGTAAATAGTAAAGCTATTGCTATGGCTAAAGCATTTAAGCCTGATATTATATTTATGCAGATTCAAGCACCTAACATTATTCAGATTGAGACTGTTAAGGAAATGAAAAAAACAGGCGCATGGATTTGTAATTGGAACGGCGATATAAGAAATGAAACGCCAGGATGGATGATACAGATGGCTCCTTATATAGATAAGACTTTATTTTCTAATATGCGAGATGTAAGGAACGTACCAAACGGAGGTTATTTAGAGATTGGATACGATCCTGAGATATATACACCAGATGGCGAGATAGGTAATTGCAAAGAGATTTCTTTTTTCGGTAATAATTACGGAGGCGATAAATTTCCGTTAAGCAGATTAAGGATTGAAATGAATACGATGCTTAATAAACATTTTGGCAATAGGTATGGCGTTTATGGAAATAACTGGTTTAACGTATCGGGTAATTATAACCATTCTCAGGCTGAGGAGGCTAAGGCATACAGAGCGACCAAAATAGCAATCAATCTAAGCCATTATGACGAAGATTCATATAGTTCAGATAGGATTTATAGAATACTAGGATCAGGAGCGTTCTGTTTATGCAAGGCTTATCCAAACATGCCTTTTATAGATCACGTTCATGTAAGGACATGGAATAGCCTTTATGATTTAATGGTATTGTTAAGATACTATCTGGATGATCACAAAGAGGAGCGGGACTTAATAGCAAAGCAAGGCAATGAGTTTGTTAAACAGAATTACACATTTGATAGCATGGTTAAAAATATAATAGAATGGAAATTAAAGTCTTAGGTTTTATGACAATTCACTACGCAGGTGATTATCTGCGTGAGGCTCTTATGTCCGTTGTGCATAACGTAGATAAAATGGTTATAGCTTATAGCATAATGCCAAGTCAAGGTCATGCAACGCTATTACAATGTCCAGATTCAGAGGGTTATATTTTTAGCATCTGTCAGAGCGTATTAGGCGATAAGATGATTTGGCATAGAGAGGAACGATATGGAGCGGAAAGTGAACATAGAGCAGTTAAATATAAATACTCAGATGGCTATGATTTGGTGCTGACAGTTGATTCAGATGAAGTGTACAAAACGGATGAATTAGAGGCATCATTTAAATATGCATATTGGGGCATAGATAGATTTTATGGAATTGACGGTTTTATTAATTTTTGGCGCTCTTTTGACTATGCTTGTTATGATGGATTCAGACCTATTCGATTAGAGAATCTGCATAGAGAAAAGCATACTCAGGATTTGACTTTAAAGCAGACTATTTATCATTTTAGTACCTGTCAGCCAGAGCCTATTATGAGATACAAGTATAATGTATTTGGTCATGCTCACGAAGTCCGTAAAGACTGGCTCAATCAATGTTTCTATAAATGGAAACCTAGTAAGCAGTTTGGCGATGTTCATTGTGTAGCGTTAAACCTATGGAATCCTGTGCCATTTGATAAATCAGTATTGCCTAGTTATCTTAAAAGTCATCATAATTATAACAAAGAGTTAGTATGAACGCTGCTATTATAATTGATGATCGGGAAGCAATTGCAAATAAGGCTATCTCAGAGCATAAAAAATATTTGTCGGATGATTGGGTTGTTTTAAATATAAAGCCTCCTTATGAGGGCGGTATTTATCACATTAAAACTGCTCAGGTATATAATAACATATTAACCAATTTTAATTTTTGGAAAGGTTGCATTTATGACAGGGTGCTAATATTTCAGCATGACTCTGGATTGCTAAAGACAGGCATAGAAGAGTTTTTAGAATGGGACTTTATAGGAGCGTGGATTAAGAATATACCGGGTTGCATGAACGGAGGTCTAAGCATTCGCAATCCTAAAGTTATGTATCAGATTTGCTTAAATCATCCGTACAAAGGAATGGCAGTACATGGCAATGAAGATATTTACTTCTGTAATAAGATGCGAGAATTAGGCTATAAGTTGCCCGATAAGGAAACTTGCAATAAGTTTGCAGTTGAAACAGAGTTTGCCTTAGGATCTGTTGGCTATCATGCAATAGATAAGTATCATAAAAATTACAAAGAAATATTAAACCAATATGATTGATAAAATATTAAAGGTAACCGCAGAGGAGTTAAACCAGATAAATCTGTCTAAGTATCTAAAGAGTACGGATGATCTGGGATTTCCAAAGAGTTGGTTTTATATGGATGCAGGACTAGAGCATTATAGATTATTAGCTTTTATAAGTAAGTTATACAACGGAGTAAATCTGCTAGATATTGGAAGCTATCAGGGAAGCTCAGCCATTGCCTTATCATTTAATAAAAAGAATAAGGTTATTAGCTATGACATAGAGCATCAGCCAGAGATAGCCGATATTAAAATACCGAATATTGAATTTATTAAAGGAAATGTATTAAAGGATGAGATTACTGCTCCTTTTATCTTATTAGATACGTATCACGATGGAACCTTTGAGCAGGATTTTGTTGATCATCTGCTAAAGATAAAATACAAAGGTTTGGTCATGTTTGATGACATACATTTAAGTAGACAAATGGATAATTTCTGGGATGGATTGAAAAATGACAAATATGATTTGACTGAGATAGGGCATCATTCAGGGACAGGCATAGCAATATTTTAATATGGTAAACTTATTTACATCAATCTACACGGATAAAAGTGCAGTAAGGCA